AAAGATGACTTCTTGGAGTATGATGAACCTATTATTAAGAAATTAAGATGGTCATTTCACGATGCTTGTTCTAGATTTTGGGGTATGGATGTATTTGATTATCAAATAAATTCATGGGTGTATATAGATTGGAATGATAATCCAATAGAACCATACATGCACTCACACAATCCAGAAAATCCCTATACATTATCTGGTATAATGTATATAAAATTAGGTGAGTCTGGAACTACTGTGTTCCCTATGCCAAATCATGATCCATATTATTTACCGAAGAAATTATTTACATGGTTTATATTTCCATCAAACTTACCACACATACCAGGCAAAGGCATTCAAAATGAAAACCGATATAGTTTAAGCGCAGATTTATATTCATGAAAGACAGTAATATACACAGTCAAAGTAATTTAAACTTTGTAGCAGAGAAACTTCCACCCGACATTTATCGTAGTCTTCTTAAGTACACTCGGAAAAGAAGACACGATGAGGTATGGAATATGAATACTAGATTAGCTGGTGCGTTAGATCAACAATCTAGTTTACCTGAATGGAAATATGAATGTCCAGGATTAGAAGAATATCTTTTAGATCGTGTTAATGGAATATGGGATTGGGTGTATACTACATGTCCATGGGAATTTGACAAGACAAAAGACATTACTCAGTTTATAAAGTTGCATAATCTATGGGTAAATTATCAAAAGCCTAATCAATACAATCCAATGCATGTACATTCTGGTGTTGTTAGTTTTGTGATATTCGTTGATATACCATATGGTCCTGAAGAGAGAGAAAATTTCTATAGTGATGGATCATTCCAATTAGAAAAAGAAGTATTACCAGTAGATAACTCATGGAATGGTACAATTATTATGTTCCCGTCAACAACGAATCATGGTGTTTATCCTTTTAGATCTACTGATCAAGAGAGGACAACGGTATCTGGAAATATTACTTGGAATGTAGAGGGACCAGATGAAGAGCATTACTAAAGATGATTGCATCAATCCAAATTATCAAAACCTTATCGAAGAGACTCTAAGGTTTGATACTGATTTTAGATGGGTGTATCATGACAATCTAGTAGAAGATGGTGACAGTCAGTTAGTAGGATTCTCTCATATGTTTTTATTGGATGGGAAATCGTGTAGTAAGTATAGTGGATTGTTTCTTCCTTTGGTATTTGAGGCATGTTATAATGCTAACGTAAACATCTCTAAAGTAGTACGTGGAAGATGTTTCCTTCAAACTCCAGGAGTTAAGGAGAATGAATATGATCAGATGCATGTTGACATACCAGATGATCATATGGTATGCTTATATTACGCAACAGATAGTGACGGTGATACGTACTTTTCAGAAAAGAGATACGGTGATCCGATGGGAGAATATGGTATAAATAATACCGTCTCACCAAAGAAAGGTAGATGTGTATTCTTTGATGGTTTACGTTTTCACGCAAGCAGCAAACCTACACAAAAACCTAGATTTGTAGTAAACTTTAACTTCATTCCTTGATTAGATATGGATCCAGCACAGTTGAAATCAAATTTTGAGGAGCAGATTGCTAAGACTGCTACTCAAATTACAGAACTCGAAGAGAATCTGAAAAAAGCAACAGAATATAAATTAAAATTAGAAGGAGGTTTGGAAACACTCGGACTCCTTGCAGGAGAAGAGGAGAAACCTCCAGAGGGTACTCAAGCAGTCACTCCAGAGATTGCGAATCCACCGACAGAATAAACCTAGAATCCCTTCTACTAAATAGTATGAAGGGATTTTTTGTATCTAATGGCATCACCTGCATCAAAAGCTGAACTGATTACTTATTGTAAGAGGAACTTAGGTGAACCTGTATTGCAGGTAAACATTGATGATGAGCAAGTTAATAACGTAATTGACGATACGTTTCAATTCTTCCAAGAGAATTGTTATAACGGTATGGAACGTACTTATCTCTACCACGAGATAACTGCTGATGATAAAACTCGTCTTGCTGCGACAACTACTACATCAAAAACTGATGGTAGTGCAACTGCTGTGTGGGAAGAAGCCACAAATTATATCCCTATACCAGCTCATGTAACTGGTATTAGTAAAGTATTTGGAATGGTTGGTAACTCCATCCGTTCTAATTTGTTCGGTATTGAGTATCGAATGTTTTTGAATGACTTGTATGCATTTGGATCTGTTGATATCTTAAACTATTATATGACCAAACAATATCTTGAAACATTAGATATGGTTTTGAATAATGGTTCTCATCAACAGTTCAGATATACACAACGTCGTGATCGTCTATACTTAGATATCGATAAAGACTTTCTACAAAATGGACAGAACATATTGATTGAGTGTCATAGATTACTCGATCCAACTGATGCTACTGAGATGTATAATGATATGTTTGTTAAGAGGTATGCTACTTCACTGATGAAAAAGCAGTGGGGTCAGAATCTTATCAAGTATAATGATGTGCAACTACCAGGTGGCATGTCACTTAATGGTAGACAGTTATTTGAGGATGCTTTGTCTGAGATCAGAATGATCGAAGGTGAAGTTCTAAGTAAGTATGCAATTCCACCTCTAGATATGATCGGATAAAATGCCTACTAGTCCCTATTTTCCTACTTATTATCAAGGTGTTGCAACTGAACAAGCCTTGTATCAAGATCTTGCTGACGAACAAATCAAATTGTTCGGAACGGATATCTATTATCTTCCTAGAACTATTCTAAAAGATAATGCATTGGATGATGTCATCTATTCCAAGTATCAGGATGAGTTCCAAGTAGAAATGCTACTGCAAAATGTTGCAGGTTGGGGTGACAATAACGAGATCATCAGTAAGTTTGGATTAACAATAAGTGATGAAGTCGTTTTTAAAGTATCTACTAGACGTTGGGATGAGGCAGTAGCAGCTAATACTCCTACCCTAACAGTTGCTGGTAGACCTAATGAGGGAGACTTATTATACTTCCCATTAACAAAAGATTTGTATGAAATTAAATACGTACAATTAGAACAACCGTTCTATCAATTTGGTAAGATTCAATTTTACTCCATAACTGCTGAACTTTACGTCAGCAGCTCTGATGAGATTAATACTGGAGTGGCAGAGATTGATGTCATAGAAACGATATACTCTAGTGCAATCGCACTCACATTAGGTGTTGGTGGAACTGGAGACTTTACCGTTGGAGAAACTGTAACTGGAGGAACTACTGGAGTTACAGCAGAAGTTAAATCTTGGGATAATGCCACAAGGATACTTCAAGTCATTAATAGAAAAGGAACCTTCTCTGCTAATGAATCTCTAACTGGTGATACCAGTAGTGCTGTTTGGGTGGTATCTACATTTGATACGCTACAAAATACAAACAGTGAGTATGATGATAATAGAGTAATCGAAGATGCTGCTGACAATATTATTGATTGGTCAGAAGGTAATCCATTCGGTGAATTTGGTAACTTTACAGGTAGTATCTGATGTTAGGATCACATTTTTATAACGAGGTAACTCGTAAAACAATTATTGCTTTTGGTACTCTCTTCAATAATATTAGTTTGAAGAAGACAGACCCTAGCACTAATGCTGTACTAGAAGAATCTAAAGTTCCTCTAGCATATGGACCTAGACAGAAGTTCTTAACTCGTCTAGAACAGATGGAGTCTGCTACCCGCAAAGTCTCTATTACTATTCCGCGTCTCTACTTTGAGATGAATAGTATTGATTATGATCCCGCAAGAAAGACTGCTCCAACGCAGAAATATAAGACTATCATTAATAATGATCAGGACGAGGTACGGGTTCAGCTTACACCAGTACCATATAAGCTTGGCTTTGAGCTGGGTATCATTGCACAGTCACAAGATGATGCTCTTCAAATATTAGAAAGTATTCTCCCATATTTCCAACCCTCATTTTCTATCACACTAAATCTTGTTCCAGATATGAATGAGAAACGTGATATAGCAATCGTATTGAATAATATCAACTATGAAGATGAGTGGGATGAAAGTTTTTTAAATAGGAGATGGATTACATACACCCTAAACTTCACTGTTAAGACATACTTCTACGGTCCATACAGCACTGCTGATGTTATCAATAAGGCTATCATTCATGAGACTATTGGTGATCTTGCTGTAAATAGAAGAGCAGTTACTCGCACATATACACCTAAAGCTAAGACTGACATCAATGCTGATGGTAATATAGATGCTCTGGATGATGCATTGGTAACAGCAGATGATGATTTCGGATTCAATGAAGGCATTACGATTTTATAATTATGGAAGATCAACTTGAAAAGAATATGGAGAACATCCTTAATATAGATGTATCCGACACACCTGAAGGTGGTTGTGCCAAACGCAAGGATCAACTCAGGGATGTCTCAGAGGACAGGGACAAGGACTATGAGTATACGAGAGGAGAACTCTACTCACTCATAGATCAAGGTCAGGAGGCAGTCAGAGGGGCGTTAGAGGTTGCACAGGAGTCAGGGCATCCAAGAGCATATGAAGTTGCTACGAACGCTATGAAGCAG